ACAGGCAAACCATCTGGCAGTTCTGAGAAGAACCCGGAAGAGATGTCGCCTACGGAATACAGGGCATGGCGGGCCAAGAAGTACCCCAACCTCTAATCGGGCTTGAGGGTACTGGGAGCCTTTCGTGGCCAATACCCTTCTTACCATCAGCATGATTACCAACGAGGCCCTTGCGGTCCTCGTGAACTCGCTGACCTTCACGCAGTATGTGAACCGTCAGTACGATGACAGCTTCGGCGTCAAGGGCGCAAAGATCGGCACGACCCTGAACGTCCGCAAACCCCCGAGATACCTCGGTCGCACCGGCCAGAACATCAGCATTGAGGATTCGACCGAAACGTCGATCCCGGTGGCACTCAACACGCAGTTCGGTGTTGATATCCAGTTCAGCTCTCAGGATCTTCTGTTGAGCATTGACGACTTCTCTGAGCGCTTCCTGAAGCCCGCAATGGCGACAGTGGCGAACAAGATCGACAACGACGGCGTAACGCTGATGGCCAACTCGGTCTACAACAGCGTTGGCACCCCTGGCACCGCTCTTTCCTCTGGCGATCTGATTCTGGATGCTGGAGCCCTGCTGGATGACAACGCAACCCCGCGTGGCGACAGCCTTCGCTCGGCTGTGTTCTCTCCGAAGTCCTCGGCTGGCGTCATCAAGGGCCTGAAGTCGATCTTCAACGATGGCCGCTCGATCAGCGACCAGTACAAGACCGGAAACCTCGGCAACTTGTACGGCTTCAAGACCTCGATGGATCAGAACATCATCAACCGCACGGTTGGGCCGCTCGGCGGAACCCCGTTGGTCAATGGTGCCACGCAGACCGGTTCTTCGCTCGTTACCGATGGCTGGACGGCTGCGGCTGCTGCCCGCTTGAAGAAGGGCGATGTGTTCACGATTGCCGGCGTCTACGGAGTCAATCCGCAGAGCCGCGTGAGCACCAACAGCCTGCAGCAGTTCGTTGTGACGGCAGACGTAAGCTCGGACGGAAGCGGCAACGCAACTGTACCGATTTCGCCCGCCATCACTCCCACTGGCCAGTTCCAGAACGTTACCGCATCGCCTGCGGATAACGCTGCGATCACGGTTGTGGGCGCTGCAGGTACGGTGACCACGCAGAACCTCGCATATCACCGCGACTCGATCACGCTGGCGACTGCGGACCTCCCGCTGCCCGGTGGCGTGGACATGGCATCGCGCAAGGCTGACTCTCAGACGGGTCTCAGCGTTCGCGCGGTTCGCCAGTACAACATCACCACGGACCAGTTCCCGCTGCGTCTTGACGTGCTGTATGGCTGGGCCATGCTGTACCCCGAATGGGCTTGCCGCATCCAGGCATAGTCAACCCGAGGGGAGGGCGTTCTGTCCTCCCCTTTTCTTCCTAGCTAGCCTTCAACAATCGCTGACGCTCTAACCGATTGAATTCTTCGTCGGTGCAGCGCCTGACTGTGAGCAAAGAACTCTTCTTTGGTCGGCCAGCCTTCAGTGCTTCGGCTTTCGTGCGGTGCCACTCGACGCTGGTAGGTGTCCAGTACCTTAACCATCCGAAACCTCGCATTGCTCACCTCTCGCGTCAATTTTAACCCCCTTCCGAAATATCTGGAGCCATTAAATGACCGCACGCGACCTCATCAGCGATGCTTTGCGCACAATCGGCGTTATTGCTGCTGACGAGAACCCGTCTGCATCCGAGGCGCAGCAGGGCCTGAGCAAGCTAAATCAGCTCATCGGCAAGTGGCGTACGCAGCGATTGAATGCATGGGCCATTGTGTCGGAGCGGTTCCCGTTTGTGGCGAACCAAAAGGTGTACACGATGGGTCTTGGCGGCGACTTCGACACCGAGCGACCGCAGAAAGTGACAAAGGTACAGCTTTACTACACGCAGAACGGCGTAACTCTTCCGCTGAACATGCCGATTCAGATGTTGAACCTCGACCAATACCAGAACTTCATCGTTCCCGACACAGCAAGCTCGATTCCGCAGTACTGCTACGTGGATGACAGCTATCCGCTGCGAAACATCTACTTCTACACCGTGCCCAACGTCGTGGATTCGGTAGACATCTTCCACTGGACGGTGCTGCAGTCAGTTCCCACGCTGGGCACCGCTTTTGAGATACCGGACGGCTATTTGCTGGCACTCGTGCTGGATCTTGCCATGCATCTCGCCCCGCAATATGGCGCGGCCGCAGTTGCTGCAGCCGGATTGATTGCTGAACAGGCGATTGACGCTAAGGCTGCCATCAAGCGCATCAACATGCCCGCGCTATTGATGCAGTGCGACACAGCGCTTCTGCCTGGCATTCAGGGTGGGTGGAACTATCTAACGGGTGGCTTCGGACAGACGGGGACGAATTGAAGCTGAACGGCTTTATAGGCCCTGCATATACGGCCCAAAGCACGAACGTTGAGGCGCAGAAGTGCATCAACCTCTTCCCGCAGACCGATGAGACCGGCGCGGGCAAGAATGTCGCTGCGCTGCTGTGGAGGCCGGGGTTAAAACTGTTTCTGCAGAACGACTACGTTTCGCGTGGCGAGTACACGACCACGGAGAGTGACAGGCTGTTCATTGTGGAGCGCGCGAACCTTTGGGAGTTGTTCGCCGATAAGACCAAAGTCCTGCGCGGTACGCTGTTGAGTTCGGGTGGATTCGTAGGCATCGCAGACAATGGCCTGCAGATGATGCTGGTGGATGGCCCAAACGGGTATAGCTACGACCTCAGCTCGAACACGCTGACGACGATTGACGGCTTCCCCGCTGGCTCAACCCTGACGTATCAGGACGGCTACTTCATCTTCAATGAACCCGGAACGCAAAAGTTCTGGATCACGGGCCTGAACGATACGACGGTTGACCCACTGGACTTCTCGACGGCAGACGGCTCGCCTGACGACCTTTTGCTGGCACTGAGCGACCACCGCGAACTGTGGCTGGCCGGTCCGAAGAGCATTGAGGTCTGGTACAACTCCGGCGCCGAACTGTTTCCCTTTGCGCGTATCGACGGCGCCTTTATTCCGCATGGGATTGTTTCGGCGCAGTGCATGTTCAAGGCAGATAACACTGTTGCCTGGGTGGGGCAGGACGACCAGGGCAAGGGGATGATCTGGAAGGCTTCGGGCTACCAGCCGCAGCGTATCTCTACCTATGCCATCGAGCAGGAGATAGCGAAGTACCGCACCCTGAGTGACTGCGTTGGTTGGTCGTATCAGCAGGACGGGCACACCTATGGCGTTTGGAACTTCCCATCGGGTAATGCAACGTGGGTTTACGACTTCAGCACGCAGTTGTGGCACCAGTGGGCCTACACAGGGGAACAGGGTCTTGAGCGGGCGCGGCCGGATATGCACTCTCGGGCATTCGGCAAGCACATTGTTACCGATTGGCTGAATGGGAACGTCTACGAACTCGACCCATTGACGCTGAATGACAACGGCACAAGCATCACCAGGCAGAGAGTCGCGCCATACATCGCGGATGAGCTGAAGAACCTCATCATCTCAAAGTTTCAGCTTGACGTGCAGACGGGATTTGCTGAGGATGTTGGGTCGATTCATGGCGGCGGGCAGGTTACAGACGTTGCTATCACTGAAGTCTATGTAAACGCCAATGGAGCCGCTTATTTCGGGGTTTCGAGACCGCTGGGAGCTAACTTTCAGGGCGTGCTCTGGAGTTCGTACACGCTCATCAGTTCGCTACCCAGCGATGCGGTGATTCAAGGCATTTACCCCGTCATTATCGGCAGCGGTACGGTGGATTGGGCTGAGTCATTGTGGCAGTATGGGACGAATCTGTCGCTCTACAACACAGGCGGAAACGCCTTTCATCAACCCTTCAACCCGCACACCCAAACGTTTACCTCGACGGAGTTTTGGGATGCCAGCATCGGCACAAGCCTGAGCGCATTGAGCAACCAGACCATCAAAATGGTGCTCAATTCCTCGATCTTTCAGAACAACGTTCATGACACGGCGTTTTGTACGGGTTGCGGCTTTGCCGTCTACTACACTTCGGCCACGCCGATTATTGACCCGCAGATGCCCGCGCCGTTTGCTGTACCGGCAGGGCAGGGTTTGGCATGGGCGCTGCCCCTGGTAGCCACCGACACTGACGGGTCAACTTCGAGCTACGTCAAGATCACGCAGTCGCAGATTACAAGCAACGTGGTCACGTTTACGGCCGATCCTTCGGCTGGTTATGTGCCTGTTGTCGGAGACCTTCTGCGCGGAGTGGTAGGCACGACGATTGATGGCGGGGCGCTGAACGATGGGGGATTTGTCACAGTAAGTGCGGCTACATCGACTACTTTCTCCTATCCGTGGGTTGCGGCAGACGAAGGCCCGGTGGCAGAGACCGGCGCGGCCTTCCGCATCACAGGTACAGGCGGCGGAACTGGCTCAGGATACGGCCAGCCAGCAATGCAAGAGGTTGTGGGCAACGCATGGAGCAACCCAAACAACATCCTCATCAAAGATCAGCAGTACACCACAATCACACTAACAAACCCGCCGAGTTCTGACGCCCTGGACGTAATCGACATTGAATTCGGCATCCCGTCCACAATGGACGTTACCGGCGTGCAGATCAACGTTTGGGGCTTCGTTGACACATCTGCTTCACTATCGGCTCAGTTGATAGTGAATGGCTCGCCTGTAGGCGATGTGAAGTCGCTTCTGCTTCCTGTCACGTATGGAGA